ATTTTTCTTCTGGTGTCATATTATATCTCAGCTTTAAAAATAGGTTCAAAGAATTTATAATCTTTTTCTTTATATTTTTCATATAAATTATTAGTAGAATAATCTCTAAGTTTTTTTTCTATTTCATCTGAATTATTCATTGTCATAAATTCAATACCAAATATAGATTTAGGCCCTCTATAACTAAATTTTCCTGTATGAGTATAATAATATGTTTCAATTATTAAGCATTTATAGCCACCTGTCACTTGTTCAAATAAAAAACTCAACGTATGGTTTTCCTTATCTAAAGGAAAATCTAATTTTTCTACATATTTTCTTTTAGCTTTCATTATTTATCTCCTTTCACATTTAGAAAAATCTGCTTTATACCATTTAGCTTGAGCTTCTGGTGATTTATCTTTTACAAATTTTCCATCAATAATTTTTCCAATTCTTGATGAAATTTCTTTAATTACTTCTTTCATAACACACTCTGGATCATAACCTAATTTAAGTAATGAACCAGTAGCAAATACAATAATATCTGCATATGCATCAGCTAATATTTCTTTATTTACTGATACTTTATCTTTAAAATAAGTATCATAAATAAAATTAGCTTGATTTCTTGCTTTTTCTGATTCAATATCTTTCATTTCGATCAATTCTTCAAGAATATGTTTAATTTCTACACTTGGTTCAAATCTTTGTTTATCAAGTAATCTTTCTTTATTCCACTCTACAATACTATTTAAAATAGATTTTTCTTTAAATTGTAAATCATCAGCAATTTTTCTTAAAGTATCTACTTGATTATCATATACACTACATTCTAAAAAATCAGCCATATCTCTTAATTCATTTATCATTTGTTGTTTATTCATTTAAACTCCTTATAATTGTTTTACTATGCTTCTGAAATAATTCTGTCATAGTTACTATGTCATCAAATTCAGTATCATTAATTTGATCAAATAACCATTTCCATGTGTTATTTAATACATATAGTTCTGGTCTATATTTTTTAGCAAATATCACATAACCACGACATACTTTTATTTCTTTTAATTTTTCTACACCTTGATTCTCTGAACCAGTAACCTTTTTTAATTCCATATGACAAGGAAATATAATACCTTTTAATAAATACTCTAAAGTTTCCTGATATAAAGTATTATCTATACTTTTTGGTGCAAATCCACATTCAATACACATTTTTTTACATATAGATATTTTAGGTTTCATATTAAATAATCTCCATATTTATCTAAAAATTCTATTTGTAAATATTTTGGTAATTTTAATACAAATAAAGATGCATTAGATTGATTAAAATATGGGTGTGGATAATATTTTCCTTTTTTATTTAATATAAATTTTTCATTAAATAACGCTAATGTTTTAGTATTTATTTGATGAATTAATACATAAATATTATCATCTACTTCTAAATCGTAAATATGATTAAAAATATCTTTAATAGTAAAATTAAAATTTACAGAAATCATATATTTTAAAATTTCTGCTGATAAACTATTATAATTAAATTTTTTAATTTGTTCACCATTCAAATAAAAATACCCATTTCTTAATTCAACATCTAATTTCATTCTAATTCCTTTATCGTATCTTGTATAACTTCTATACTTATAGCATTTTTTAATGTTTTTTGTTTATCCCAACTATTTCCTATATCTAATTCTGCTTCTAGTTTTACTGGTGCATCTATTAACTGTGGTTCATCCATAATACACATAGTATTAATTAAATTTTCATTAACCCATTTAACTATTTCTGGATCATTTTTAACTAATAAATATATAGCATCATGAATTTGATTCATTAAAAAGATGTCATATTTATATGGTGATCTTTCTAAGATATCTTGAAATCTTGCTCCTGCTACAGTAGTTAATATTCCATAACTCTGAGTAATAGCATTATTAGCAGATCTAAATTCTGCTTTTACAGCAGATGGAGTCATAGATGAATTAATAAAACTCCTTTGAATTAATGGTGTTTTAACTCTATGTCCCCAACATCCAGTTACATATCCATCTTTTTGCATTTGTTTTTTATTTGCTTCATTCCATTCCACTAAAACTTTATAAGTTTTTTTATATCCTTCAACTATTTTTTTAGCTTTTTCTAAGGGAATACCTTGCTTCTTAGCCATTCCTGGAGCTTCTTGTCCATAATTCATACCAAAAGTGTATGATTTACTATCTTGTCTTAAATCACTTGCTAATTTCTTTACTGAATTTATACTTTCTGGATCATTCATATCTATAAAAATATTACGTTCTTCTAATTCTTCTTTAAAATATCCAGCAGCATTTAGGCTATGCCCGTCAATACCTTTAGTAAATACACCCATTTTCATCGGATCTTTACTTAAATTAGCAACTATCCTATCTTCGCAATCAGTTACGACAGACGCTACTCTGTCTCTTCAGTTTCCTGAAGTGTCGGACTATATCTTTATCTTCAGCTTTATCTGTTAAGATAGGTACCGTTTCGAGAAGTCAATAACTTACTTCCCTACTCTCCGTATGGAGATAGTCTCTGCACCTTACTTAAATTCCCAAAAATAACCTCCAGCATGTTTGCGTAAACCTCTTAAAACTTTACTTATATTCTGATGAGCAATTCCAGTAATTCTATTAGCTTCTCTTGCTGATTCAAATTCTGCAATAACATTTCCAGTATTTAAATCTATTTGCTTTATAGCTTTTTTACTTGCTTCACCTGGTTTACTTAATCCTAATTTAATAGCATGTCTTGTATTCTCTCCTGGAGTTACCCATTCAAGATTACTTAAATCATTATTTTCTTTATTACCGTCAATATGATTTACATGTTTATATTTTTTAGGATCTGAATTAGGAATAAATGATTCCATTAAAAGTCTATGAATAAATTTATTAGTTCTTTTTTTAGTTATTGGATGAACCAAAGTAACTAAATAATAACCAATATGTTTATCTAAAACCCATTTTAATTTAGTCCATTTACTCCATATTTTTCCTGTTTTTGGTTTATACTTAGTATATACATTACCTTTATCATCTATTTTATATATACCATCATAACCATCAATTAATTTTTCTGCCATTATCTATCCTTTGCATTAGTGTAATCAATTATGATTGTACACTAAAAGAAGATAGAAGTCAATAAAGAATTTAAGTCTTGGCTCAGGATTAGCATATCTTACAACTTAGCTTTCCCTGAATTAGATACCATTATTACCTAAATATTTCTATTTAGGACCCCCGATATGTTAAGGGCTGAAAAATCAGATCCACAGAATAACCAACCTTCTGGTGCTTGAAAAATACTTTTAATTAATTTACCATATTTACTGTTACTTGGTAGATTAGCTAAGTTTGGTTCTTTACTTGACAATCTTCCAGATACAGTACCACCTAAAACATGATTTCCTGTTAACCATGCTGTCTCACCACGCCTAAAATAATATGTTTCAAATGGCTCAATAAATCCTGTAAGAATCTTTTCAATATCTTTAAAATCTTTTACATTAGTTAAAAATTCTTTAATATCTTTATCGTCAGTATGTCTTTCAGCAAGTAATTTTAAAGTATCTCCACTTGTAGATGGTTGTTTACTTTTAGTTAATTCTACAACTGGTAATCCTAGTTGATTATAAATAAAATTACTTAACTGTTTAGAGGAGCTAACGTTAAAATCAAAATCTCCAACATAATTAAGTATTTTAAATAATACATTCTTCCTAGCATCTTCTAATTCCATCCTTGCTCTATCTAATTTTTTTTCACTTAATGGTAGTCCAACTATCATTAATTCAATTAAATAATATATACTTTCTATGTTTTTAGTATATATCATCTCTACTTCTTTAATTTTCTTTTTATATTCTTCATATAATAGTGCTGTAGCTAATGTGTCTATTGCATTATATTCAAGTATCTCTTTTGGAGTTACTGAACTAGAATCAATAGCTTTAGCAATGTCTTTTACATCAATAGCATAATTCCCAGTCCATTTTAATGCATTAAATTTTAACCCTAATTCATTACCTTGAGTATTATTAGTTACATTATAAACCATAATCATAGTATCATCTATAGTTATATTTTCTTTAAGCCAGATAATACCATCTCTCATACCATATAAATCTCTATGATCATACATAAATAAATTAGTAATTAAAATCTTTAAATCAAATAATGCATTATGAAAAATTATATGTTTACCTTTTAGAAATTCTTTTAATTGAATTTTCATCCACGGCTCATATAAGAATGTAATAGTATTTTTATTTTCAACTTCTGTTATAGAAATACTATATATTTTAGCATTTTCTGCTCTAACACCTAAAGTTTCTAAGTCTATAACAATATTTTTAGATTTTATATCATTTAATAATTTTGTAAATTCATATTCATTATTTATTTTTTCCTTTATATTTACTTTTTTTTGGTCTATAAATTCCCATATTCTTACTGGATCTTGTTTATTAAAATATCTATTTATATTATTTAATGATAAATCATAAAGATATTTTTCTTTTTCAAGATATAATCTATCTAATTTATGTCCTTGAATAACAGTTACACCATCATATTCAAATCTTTCAGTTTGATAATTTCCTGCTTTTTTAACTTTACTCATAAATTTAAATAATTCAGTTCCTATTACAATTATAAGATTATACCTTTCTTTAATATAATACCAATATTGTTTCATAAAAGCATTAAACTCTTTCTTTGATAAAGTTTTTCCTTTAAATTCTAATTGAATACCATCTACATTATAAGTATTTTCTAAATTATCAATACTCTCTGTAGATAATACTAAATATTTAGAATTTAATTCTATTGCTTTTCTTATCATTTTATTTACCTTTTAATTCTCTAATTAAATTAGAATATTTTAACTGAATGCCTTTTTGAGTTTTACCTATCGAGTTAGAGTATTCATACTCTTTGCCGATAAAAGTAATAATTTTACCTTGTAATTTTTTATTTATTTTTTTATTAGTACAATCCATCCAGAAATGATCTCTTTCATATTTAATCCATTTATTGCTTTCTGGATCATATATTTCTGGATCTTGAATTAACATAATCTCTTTAATTCCAACATACCTAAAACAAGCTAATTTTCCTTTAAATCTATTAAATCCTAAATCTTCTACTTTATTAATATCTAACATTTTTTCCCTTTAATTTTGATTTATTGAATAGTTTTTCTTCATATTCAGGAAGTTTATTAAATATTTAATTTATAAAACTAATACTTTATTTTCATGATTTAGACTAAATGATCTCCATACATTAAAATTAACTTCAATTAATCCTAATTCTTTAGCAATATACCTTGTTTCTTTAATATAATTAGTAATAATTACTATAGCTGTTTTTCCTGGTTTAATAAAATATCTTTTCATAATTTTTTCCTTTATGTTTAATTTTTCTTGTATATTTATTTTTCTTTTTAGTTACTTTACTATTTAAATTAATTTCTCTTTTATATGAGAGAAGTATATTTCTATCTCTCATAGTTTTTCCTTAACCCCTAATCTAGTCGCTGCATCTTCAACTACATCCATTGAATTAGTAGCTGCTTTTTTAAAAAAACCTAAACTTAAAAATCCAATAACCCAATAAATTGCATCCATTATAACTCCTTTATTTTATTACTACATTCAATTAATTTTAATAAACCTTCTTTCGATCCAACTGCAAAGAATTTAGCATTATGCACAAACTCTACTTCATTATTTTTACATTCTGGTTCAAGAGTATAGGCACTTTCAAATGAATCTAAATGTTTAGGAACCACTTGTACTTTCCATATATTCTGGTTTTTATCAAACCACATAAAATAACCTATTTTAGACCCAACTAATACACTTTGCCATTCTGGTATAAATTGAGAACTAATAATAATATTATCTTTTATTTCACAACACTCTAATTGATATTTAGCTTTACTTTTTAATTCATCTTTACCCTTTAACTTAATAATATATTTACTAATAGTATCTGTAGCATATAAAAATGAATTATATTGTTCTACAGAATAAATATTACTTTCATTTAAATGTTTAATTAGATCGATAATACTAAATTGATCTGCTTTTAATTGACCTATATCATTTAAATCTACTTGTTCAATAAACTTACTAATACTTGGATAAGCTTCATCAATACATATTTTATCAAATTTAGCTGCTATATAATTCCAAATTAATCCAGCACTTGCTATTTGTTGTTCTTCTGGATCTATATGATGATGATCAAACCATTTTTCAGTATCATATTTCTGACCTATATCAATAATAAAATCATAATCTTGAGGATTTTCAATAACTTCATTATGACTTACCCTATCTATTTCTAATTCTGGATCAATAAATACTTTAATTAATGCTATTGCTGTTACCTCATCTGCATGAAATATTCCATTATGTGTTAATATTCTTTTCATTTTATTCCTTTATTTTTAAATTCACAAGACAAGATATATAAAATATTCTATCCTATCTCTTTAGATTTTCACAAAACAAGTATATTAGTATAATTACCTAATACTTTAATTTTAAGCAACAAATAAAAGCTTAAGTATATTTACCTATATTTTTAATATTTATTACTCTATGAGCCTTATTTAATCAATAAAACTCATAAAACAAACTGAACGAGCTTGCGAGTGAAGAAAAAAATAAAAAAAAAATAAAAAAAGAACCAAAGAAATTAAATATTTATTTCTCTGGATCCAACAAAATAATCCCATTGAATTTGATCTTGTATTTGTTCACTAAAAGTAGCTTTTCTAAGAACTGCATATGGATTAACATATATTCTAAATCTATCTTTAGAATATATAATATTCTCTTTTAACCATTGTTTTTTAATTCTTGATATTTGCATATAACTTATGCTTATATCTTTAAATACATCATTCCACACTATCTCTATTGAACCAGAAGTACTAATAGTATTAATTAAATATTTAATATATTTTACATATTTACTTTCTAATACTTCTGGATATATTTTTATTAATCCTGATTTAACATATCTCTTTCCATTTTCTTTTACATATGCTTGATGAGTTTCTATCTCACCTGTTTCTGGATTAATAATATTTAATGGTATTGAAAAATCTTTCATAAATACTCCTTTATTTATATATCAAAAATGTTATATTAGTATAACATAATTGTTATATAAAATCAACTCTTAAAACCTTAAATAAGGTATTTATTATTTTTTCACTATATATAGTATATAAATAAAACAATTAAGAAAGCATATATTCACTTTCTTTAATTGCTTTAATCATTACTTCTTTCTTTTCTGGAGTATAATTAATTTTAACTCCATATAAATCATTCATAATCTTAGGGAATAGTTCATCTTTTATCATTACTGTAAATGCTTCTTTATAAACATCTATTAAATCATTAGCTTTAGATACTGGCACTTGAAATGAGTCATGTATAGTATGTACTGTTATTCCTTTTTTATGTAATTTCTTAACTACATACCTAAGTATCCATGCATCTAAACTATGAACTATATTCGGAACTATTCCTCTCCATTGATTTTTATCTTCCTGATTCACTTTATAAGTAAATGGTACTTCTACATCTTTAAATTTAAGGTTCTCAGTAACACTTACTTCTACAGGAATAGATACTTTTAAATCAGGTAATTGCCATCCATATACTTTAGTTGGTTTATAAAATTTATTTACAGTGTCTAATACTTTCTGAGGTCCTTTAAATTCCTCTTGCATAAACTCAAAGAACATTTCAGCCATTTCTTCTCCAAAGTAATCTTCTATATTTTTTCTTGAGTTATAAAAGTATGTCATCAATGGTTTTTTAATATGTTCTCTTTCGATGTTTAATCCAAACATCTTACTAAAATCTTTAGCAACTTCAGTATAAATGTCCATTCTTTTATCACTACCGATATTTACTCTTTTACCTGCTTCAATATCTAAACTAATAGCAGATAATATTTGTAACCCTGATGCTGTAGCATCAAGATATATATTAGGCTCTTGAGTAGCTGAACCATCTAATAGTTCTACTACTTCATTAAGTCTTTTAATTAATAAATAGTCTTGTTTTTCTGGCTTAAATGAACTATTAAGATAAGAATTTATAATTTCCTTACCTTTAATAATTCTATCATTCCATGATAACTTATCATATCCTGCTTCATTTGCTATACTTATCATTATCCATTCATATTTGTTAAATTTCATATTTATATCCTTTATATCTAATTTATTTTAATAACTCTTTTAAGTTATTTGTATCTTCTTGGTTCCATTGAGTATTATTTATCATTGTTAATGATGCTTTTTTATACTTAGTCCCTTGAGGGTTTATATGATAACCTCTACTATATATTCTACCTCTTGTATCATAGAAATGTCTAAAGTTAAATTTTTTATTTTTCCATTTCTGACACATTTGCTTAGCTCTTGATAATTCTAAATGTTTATGTTCAGATTTATCATAACTATTATCTTCATATCTTAATATATTATCATCAAGCTTAAACTTAACACTATTCAATATATCAAGAGAATGTAAATCTAAACTTAATAATTTACCATTCCAAAATCTTTTATGAATTAAATCTTTTCTAGTATATTCTAAATCTGTAGTTACTTCTGGTTCAATCTTTTTTTCTTCGAGTTCATTTTCAATATAAACTTGAGGTAATACAACTACAGATGGTATACCTTCATCAGTATAGCCTATTCTAAAACCTACTAGTTTCTTAGGCAATATTTCTAAGAACCTTATACCTTGATAAGCTACCTCTAAGTCATTAGGTAATTCCATATCAAAGTCTCTAACTAATTTTTTACCTATAAGATTAGCAACGTGTTGTAAAGCCCAACTTTCCTGAGTAAATAATAACTCAGAAAAATATTTATCAAGTTGTTTTTTATTTTCAAAATCAAACCCTACTATAGATAATCTATATCTAAGTAAGGCAAATGTAGAGTCTTTCATTGCCATAATTAATCCTTTATATTAAATCTAATGTCAAAACTTCATTAATTGTAGGTGCTTTATTATATTTCCACCATTCACTGCTATTATACTCTTCTCTATTTAACCAACTATTGTCATTAAATAATATAATTCCTTCAATTTCTTGAGTCCCATAAGTATTATCATATAGAATATCTAAATTTTTAAATATTTTATTATTTACTTTATCTGTTTTTAATAGTATTTCATATTCTTCTGTTTCTAAATTAAATTTATAAATATTAATAGCTATTATATCTTCAATAGTTTTATCTACATTACTAATTTGTGCTATTGTTTCTTTTAATAAATTTATCATTTATAATCCTTTAATTTTAATTTAGTAGTAATTAAATACTACATAATAACACCATACGGAGAAAAGAACCAAACGGAGTGAAAAAGAGTAAATAACCTATCTCTTAATAAGAATAAAAAATAAAAAAAATAATTTTACACCTAACAAGGTGGGTGTTTCGCGACTTTTCCTTGTCGGGAGACTATTAAGTTTTTACTCCGATTGCTCACAAAATATAATCTTACGATTATATTGGCGACCATCTATCCTATGGGTCTGCAAGTTAAAGCGTCTTATAGGCTACTTGCTCCCTCGTATAGGTTTACTATTCCTATACGACCTATAGACACTGCTGTTTCGACCCTTTCTGGCGTAGCCTTATTAGGTGCTACGCTTCTCGCATTAATATATCACAGCTAATATACTAAGCGATACCCGTTAGCCAAACGAGTCTTTTTCACACGGACCGGACATGCTATTCCTCCGGGTTATGCCGTTTGGTTCATTCGTCTTATACAGTTACCTATATAAGACTCACGAGACTCCTTAGCATCTTTCGACCTAAGGACTCATCTCAGCGAACCAAAGTTCTTACCATATCCTTTCGGACTTAGGCTTTGTCTTTCGACTGGAAGCGACTTTCTCAAACTTTCAGGCTCCCATTTCAGTAACTTTTCACCTTAATGGCTTATAGTTACCTACACCGTGACTGCTCACCATATCCCTTTTAGGACTTAGGCTTCTTTGTGTTTTTACGGATATCTCCCACGGTCGAGTATATCCAACTAATATCTTTATTTTACTTTGCAATATTAGACTACAAAGGGTTTTAACGTCTTTTCCTTGACGTGAGATTATTAATAAGTAACCTCTTTATCTTCAGATTGAGTTTCCGAAGAAGATTTACCAATCAGTTCTAATAATTTAGAATTAGTTGGTTTATCAGTTACAACCTCTATAGATGCGCCTGCACCTATAGATTTCTCAAGAAGCATTAAAGCCTCTTGAGAATTGATATCAAGTGGAGTATTAAAATACCCTACTAACTCTCTATCGAGAGTTATTCTAAATTTATTAAATTGTTTAGCCATAATTTCTCCTTTATTTTAATTTATTTGGGTTATGGCAAACCCTCTATAAAACCTAACGGAGTTTAAAACTAACTAAACTAACTAACTAAAACTAAAACTAAAGAACCAATCGGAGATTGGAGAGAAAAGGAGAAGAAAGAAGAATTAAGAAGAAATTAGGAAAATTAAGAAGTATTCTATTATATAACCTATATCGGAGATATTAAATAAAAAAATAAAATAATCTCTTTAATAAATGAAAAATAAAAAGACTTTAGAAAGGGAAGTATTCACTCCCCTCCCCAAAGTCATTAATAATGAAAGAAATAACATCTCCTTTATCATTAAATTCTGCTTCTATAAGCAAATTTTCATTGATATTTAAAACATTTAGAAAGTAAAACATTTGTTTCTCCTTTAAGTTTAATTTATGCAATATAACCATTAACGGAGTTAATGTATTACTAAATTATTAGAAATAATTAAAACTAACTGACTAACTAAAGATGAATAAAAATATATAACCACTACTAGTTAAATAAAGTAAGATAGATAGGTTAGAAATAAGTAAAGTAAATAAGGTAATTGTTAATTGACAAATGTCCATAACTATGCTTTTCTAATAAAATAACTTATAAAAGACTTGACAAATTTAAAAAATATAGTATAATTTCAAGAAATTTCCTTGAAAGAAATTCTTTCAGAGAAAGTTTCTTAGAAATTATACTACTTTAGAGTTTTTTAATTAATCAAATCCCATAAATAAGGACTTCTAATAATTACTAATCACTAAAATCTATTAAAATTACTATATTTTTACTAATTTTTAAGTAAAACTTAAAATAATACATCTCTAATACCTTTTAGTCATATAGACTCAAGGTTAATATCAACTAGTATTAAAGAGGCTTATGTCATCTGGTTCATAAATATTACCTGATTCATAGATATCTCTATTACCCTTGATTCATCTATGTAATATCTACTGGTTCAATAAAGATATAAATACACTCATAAATATATCTATCTTTTGATTTAAGAAGACTTTATTAAAAATATATCCTGATATACTACAAGACTATAAAATACTCTTAAATCAAAGATATGAAAGATATAGGAACCAATAAGTATAAACCTATCTAAGACTATACTACTACTGACTAAAAAAAAATAAATAAGAGATTAGTCTTTTAATCCTAATCTCTTAGCTGCGTCTTCGATAACATCTAAACTGTTAGACGCTTGTCTCTTAAATAGGCCTAATGATAAGAATCCTATTACATACCAAATTGTATCACTCATAATAACTCCTTATAATTTAATTTCTGCTATAAAACCATAGGGGGGGATACTCGAAAACTTAATTCGGATATATAGAATTACTACACTTACACTAAATTATTATATCTATATTAAAGCTCTACACTTATACTAAATCATTAAAAATTATATAAAGCTCTTTATTTAAATTCATGTCTTAATTAAAATTATCTATTAAAGGCTGAGATTTGCTTATATTTTAATAGTTTTTAGTTTTATATAATTTTATACATGCTATAATTAAAAACGCTTATATAGCAAATATTAAGTAAGGAGAGATGTGATGGCTTGTAAGAAGAAATCAGGTGCTAAGAGAAGTACTAAAAGAACAACAAGAAAAAGAAAGATGAAATAATTGTTCTTTCTGGTTCAATTAAGTTAAATTTAAGTTATATTTATATATAATTCTAATACCTATCTAATAGGTTAATCTTTTCATTTTTTCATATACCCTTATAGAGAGTTTAACTCTTTCTCTCTATAAATTAATTACCCATAGTTCAGTTGGTAGAACATCTGGCTGTTAACCAGAATGTCCCAGGTTCGAGTCCTGGTGGGTAAGCCATTTGGAGTGATGTGCTGAATTGGTAAGGCAGCAGACTGTAAATCTGTGGATATAAGGATCATGATAGTTCGAATCTATCTCACTCCACCATTACATTACAGGGTAGAGCAGAAGGTAGCTTACTTGGTTCATGCCCAAGAGGTCGCTGGTTCGAGTCCAGCCTCTGTAACCATTTTATATTTTAATTATAATCTGGAGTCGTCTAATGGTAGGACAACTGGTTTTGAACCAGTTAATCGAGGTTCGATCCCTTGCTCTAGAACCAAATACAAATTAAGCAAATATTAAGGAATTATTTTATATAATTCTAACTGCAAGTTAAATTCTTGCACAGATTTCATTTCGACCTTTTACACAACTTTTACTGGTTTACTTTTGGTGGTGCTTTTGTAAGTCGCATTGGTTGTCATGGTTTTCCTTTTAATTTAAGTGAGATAGTTCTCTAGCGATTAACCTTGCAAGGTATTTTTAAGTTTTTTGGTATTCTTTTGGAATAAACTTTTGTGAATTTATTTTTTAGGAACTGTTTGCATATCCAACTTCTACAAACAATTTTTAACTTTAAAATTCATATACTCCTTTCCCCTCGGATAGAGGGATTTTTTCAACTATATAAAATTTATAAATCTGTTATAATTTTCATTGAAGCAAATAGGTTTTTCCTACATGTTCTTTGTCCTTTGAAGATAATTAAATAGATTTATAAATTTTTATTAGGTTTTACTATTTGCTTCTTTCTTCCTTTTTTTACCTCTATAAGATATAATAACTATTAAAAACTAATAAAGGACTAATATATGGATAATCCAGTTAAACAAGCTAAAGATGCTATTAAGTTAGGTGAAAACAATAAAGTAAGAACTGCTTCAGTATCTTTAGAATCTTTTATAAAACACTTACCTAAAAAAGCTAAAAGATTAGCTCCAGAAGTTAAAGAATATTATCTAAAAGTATTAGAAGATGAACCAGATATAGGTGATGATCTTATATCTTACACTAAAGTACTTGAAGAAGGTAGATTCAGTGTCGATCAATATATTAATGCTGTTAGATTTGTAAGTTATCAGATGATGGGATATAACAATACTGAAAGTTATTTAAAAGTATTCCCCGAGAAGTTAGGAACATTACATGTAGATAAGTATGCTGCTAAATACAATAAAAGTAAATTAGTAACAGAGTTACATAAGTTAGTAGTCGTACCAGAATATTTAACTCATATCCATCTTAGAAATCAAGCATTAAAAGTGCAGACTGACTTAATGATGAGTGCCAAAAGTGAAATGGTCAAACATTTAGCAAGTAAAACTATATTAGAGATGACTAAACCACCTGAAGAGAACTATATGCAAGTAGATGTAAATGTTAAGAAAGATGATTCTATTGAAGCAATAGAGCAAGCATTATATCAAACAGCACATAAATTGGTTCAAGGTATTCATGATAAACAAGTTACAGCTAAAGAAATACTTGAAGCTGATATAATGGATGTTGACTATGAAGAAAGTAATTGATTATTTAAAAGAAGTTGATTATAAATCACCTTATCTTCCTTCACCCGAAGCTATTGCATTTGTAAATTTTATAAAATTAGTTGAAGGTGGTGAACCAGAAAATAAAACACCTGTGGTACATCTTAAGATATTAGATAATATTTTTAGTAAACATAAAAGACATGCTATTATGTCTCATAGGGGTATTGCTAAAACTACATTAATAGCTGAGTATTTATTTTTATATATTGCTGTATTTAATAAAATACCTAACTTTGGTGAAGTAAATTTAGCAATGTATGTAGCTGATAGTGCTGAAGGTGGTGCTAAAAACTTAAGAAAAAATATAGAACATAGATATAATCAATCTGACTTCCTACAACAAATGATACCTGAGATAGCTTTTACTGATACAAGATTATATTTTAAAAATAAAAAAAATAAAGAGTTTGTAGTTAAATTATATGGTGGACAACAGAATATTAGAGGTACTAAAGAATTAGGTATAAGACCTCAATTAGTTGTAATGGATGATATGTTAGGCGATCAAGATGCTAAATCTCCTACAGTATTAGAAAATATAGAGAATAATATTAATAAAGCAATATCTAAAGCCTTACATCCTACAAGACATAAAATGATTCTTATTGGTACTCCTTTCCATGAAAATGATCCATTATATAGAAGAGTTGAAAGTGGAGAATGGAATGCTTCAGTATATCCTATATGTGAAAAATTTCCTTGTGAAAAACATGAATTCTCTGGTTCATGGGAAGATAGATTTCCCTATGAATATGTAGTAGATATGTATAATGAAGCTAAAGCTACTGGTTCATTAGATGGTTTTTATCAAGAATTAATGTTACAAGTTAAATCTGAGGAAGATAGAGTTTTATCTGATGATGAGATTGATTTTATTAGAGTCAATAAGAGCAGTTTTATATCTTATTATATAACTACTGACTTTGCTACAAGTGAAAAAGAAGCTGCTGACTATAGTGTTATCTCTGTTTGGGGAATTACACAAAATAATAAAAAAGTATTAATTGATGGGATATGTGAAAAAAGATTAATGGATAAAAATATAGAAGATTTATTTAGATTAGTATCTAAGTATAAACCTTTACAAGTAGGTATAGAAGTAACTGGGCAACAAGGTGGTTTTGTTTCTTGGATCCAAAAAGAAATGATAACGAGACATACTTGGTTTAATTTGAAAGAAATTAGACCTACCAAAAACAAAATGACTAGATTTATGGAAGTTTTGCCTGAGTTTAAAAAAAATTCTATTCTATTTAGTAAAGATTTAGATAAAAATTTTATACAAGAAATTTACGAAGAATTAAGTGGTATAACTTCTAAAAAATTTACTAGTAAACATGACGATGTTATAGATACTATTACTCAACTATTTTTATTAGATAATGTTTTTGGATATAACTCTCAAACAGATGATGAATTATTTAATAAAAAATATATAGATACATTATTAGATCCTATATATAATATAAATGATAATATTGATAAACAAATAAATGAATTATTTGATGAAATATAAATAATATCTAATCTAATATATCTATAAGTATACATAAAGTAAATTAATTAATATAAAGCTTTATTAATGTTATAATAACTTAAATAATTTTTAGGAGAGAATTTATGGATATAGAAATGTATAATAAATTAGTAGAATATATAAATTTATTAGTTACTGGAAAAACTAATCTTAATCAATTACCAGATAATTTCGAAGACACTTTACGTGATTTTTTACAAAAAAATTTTTCAAGTTATTTTACTAAAGAATTTAATATTAAATTTCCTATTGCTTTAAAAGATGCATTAAGTAACTATCCTTTTGTAAATATTACTTCAGTAAATACTGTAGATGATTTAAAATCTATTGATACTACGAAATATATAATTAGTATTGTTACTGATTTAGATAGAGGAGGAATTTTTATATTTAACAAAGATAAACAATCTCTAACAGATGATGGTTTAATTTTTAATGGTTGGGAAAGATTAATTAATACAAAACAATATAATGTAAAATGGTTTGGCGCAAAAGGAGATGGTATTACCGACGATACTATAGCTATTCAAAAAGCAATTGATATTGGTGGTAAAAACACTATTATATTTTTTCCAAAAGGAGATTATTATATTACTGGACAATTATATCCAAAAGCATATACTACATGGCAAGGTGAAGGATCATTAGATTTTCAAGATTTATTTTATAATGTAAATAGTATTACTTGTGATCATGATAAATATTATTGGGTACATTTTAATACAGATGAAAATCTTAATAAATTTATTAAAGGGGATCAAATATTTTTATCTGGTTTCGCTAATAAATTAACAAATAAACCTCATGAAATTTCTCAAATAGATAATAAAAATAAAAAAATATTAATTATACATTCTTATTATACTGGATCTGATTATGATGAAGACAATGTAAATGGTACAGCAAGAATACCTTTTATAATTGGTGGTTCAGCAATAAGACATAGGGCATTAAATGGTAGATTAACTATTGGTAAATGGTTTATACATTCAGAAGATTTAGATTATTTTAGTTTACAAGATATTGGTTTTGTAGGTGCAGGAATTAATCAATCCTCTGGATCAGAAATTAAAATAGTTAGAAATGAAAATGGGGCAATGGAAGGATTTCAGTGGAATAATGTGTCATGGATGGATATACCAGGAAATGCTATTACAATAGAAGCCCCAATTAATAGTTCATTTACTAATATTAGGATTAAGAAATGTGCATTTGATGCTATTAAATTTATTTCTATAAATGGATCAGCAATGACGTCTACAACTGTACGAAATGTTTATATAACTTCAGCAAGGAGAGGATTTTATATTGATACTGCTGTATATAATGTATTTGAGAGTATTGTTATAGAAGGCGCAGCTATTGCTTTTCATGGAAAAGTTATGAATTCAAATACTTTTAATTCTATTTCTACAGAAACCGTAAAATATAGAACTTTTAGAGGTGGGCAAGGTTTATCATTCTTAATAGAGAATGGTTATGGAAATGTATTTAATTCTCCATCAGTTATTTATAATAGTGAACCGTATGAATGGGTAAAAGGTGCTTTTATGTTTTTAGGGCATTCATATGCGACTTTACCTACAGCTATAATTAACGGTGGTAGAGTTCATAATTCATTAAATTATGCACATCCTTTATTGACATATGAACAAGGGTCTGACAGTACTGAAAGACTTTATTATGTAGATGTATTAGAAGATACTTTAAGAAATGAATATACAAAACCAGGAAGATTTATTGGTGTACATAGAAAAGATTATAATACTCAAGAATCTACGCAAATAGAACGATATAGAATTTTAGAAATATTTTCAGGATGTACTGATTGTATTCAAACAGATAATACTGAATATAATAAAGATACAGATCCGACACAAAACGATGATGCAGATGCTGGATATAATGTTGGAGATTTATGGACTAATACTGATACAAATATTACTTATTTATGTGTAGATAATACTAATGATAATGCCGTATGGAAAAACTTCGATAATATTACAGTATTAAAAGTACAAGTAGATCATACAGAAACTATTAATATGAAAACAGCTACTGATTTAGCTATAACAAAAATTGGAAGATCGGTAGGAAATGATATATATACAACTATGGGGTATAAAGTGTATCAATATGAATATAATTCATCTGATAAAGAATTATATTTATGGTTAGATATATATGATAGATTTCCTACTTTATATTTACATAAAGCACATTTAGATAGTGATAATAAAGCTTTTAATAGTGAATTATTATGTAGTAAATATGAATTAGTAACTATTAATGATATTGACTATTTACAAATAGTATTTAAAGCATCAAAATTAATTAAAGAATCATCAAATTTTAATTGGCATGATTCTGAAATACAACAAAATGATGGAACAGTATATTTAAGTAATACTTATGATTATATTGATAATATAAAAGAAGATTTAATTGCAACTAAATATCAATGGGATAAAGACACTAGTAAATTAAATTTTATTTTTACTCCTACTAGATTTATAAAAGATAATACTACTATTACAGTGTATAATAATTTAAATCCATTAATAAATGGAGAATATATTATTGATAGTGTACTTGGGTGGGAGCAATTAGATAATTTCCATAAAAACCCTATTACTATTAAAGTGAAAATTAATATTGATTTAGGGATTGATTATGATTTAAATGTTTCTGAAAGTTTAGGGTGTTATACATTAACAAATAGTTTAACAAATGCACCTAGTTTAACCCCTTCTCCTGGTCAAATTATTTTAAATGGATCTCCTATATATAGGATAATTGATCCATTTAATAATATAACAAGAAATAATATAATAAATTATTCTATTACAATACCAGAAAATGAAACCCAAATTGAATTACCTATTCCATTAAGTTATGATTTTACTTATTTATGTAATTTAACAAATGTAACTATAACTATTACTAATACTTCTGTTATAATTAAAAGATCTGATGATTCAACAAATGAATTAAATGGTATTTTAATTGGTTACCCAAAAGCAAATAGATTATTTGTAGGTACATTACAAGAAGGAGTCTAAATGAATATAAATGATTATAAAATCTTTATTAGAGATATGAATATCTCTGATGAAGAATTAACTAATTTAATACAACAAATTATAATAGAAATAAGCCATAATACTAAAATTTTTAGAAATACAATAGGTATAACTATTAGTCATTGTTTAGAGCAATATAATATTAAAGATATTTATAATTTATCAAGTGCTGTAGATGAACAAATATCTAATATAACTTTTATAGAAAATACAAATTATGAATTATCTAATGAAGAATGTAATTTACAATCACCTATATTGACAGAACTTACGACTGATACAGCTGATACTACTTTTTTAGGATTATTAAGTCTATTAAAAGTATACTCTAATATAGAAGATGCTTATAAACATGGTTCTACGACTTTAAATGAAGATATAACGTATAAATATTTCATTAAAATAAATGATGTAACATTTATAACTAAAACAGATTATTTAAAAACTTTATATGGTGATAAATATACTTTTGATATATTAGCTAATTGCATATATGCACCGTCACCCTCTAAAATAACAACAGAAGAAGAGATTATTATTAAGCCGGCTATTATTGCTGGTTTAAAATATTATTTATCAGATACATATTTAAATACTACAAATGAACAAGTAAGTAATTTACTATATCAAAGATATTGGTCGACACAAAAACAAATAAGAAATAATCATCCACAACTAATAGATGTAGTTAGTGAATTTAAAATGGATACATGGAATAAATAAAGGAGCTTTAATGAATATTCAAGTATATAATAAATTAAAACAATATATTGATTTAGTAGTAAAAAAATTATATGGAAATATAATACAATATATCGATGACAAATTTTCACAAATAGAAACTTCTGCAGTAACTAATAACACTATTGATATATTAGAATTATTTAAAATTAAATTTAATACTTTATATCAATATGATAATAAAGGTAGATTAACTACAAAAGAATGTTTAGGTATAGATATTTATGATCCGTATCAAGTCGTGTTTTTGGATCCAACTACAAATAAAAAACAACTCCCGTCTGAATATGTACAAATTGGTGAATGGGAAAATCATGAATGCCCTACTACAGAGTATGATTTAATCTCTCCACATACTATTAGTACTTATTTTTCTGAATGGAGTGTATATAGTGAAGAATTTTTTTTAAAATATATGCCTATAGAAGATTTAACTCATATATATTATTCATTTGTAGGAATTAAAGGAATGATGTCTCCTTTTTCTTGGATGCCTAGTTATAATAGTGAATCAATTAATAGAGATTTATATAGTATATTAATTTTAGATAGATATGCAAGTATACAAATGTATTTAGATAATACAGATGATTATGAGCATAATTGTAAAGGTAATTTTGCAGAATTAATTAGAATAAAAAAGAAATTTCCAGATAAAAAAATTATTTTATCTATTGGTGGATGGAGTATGTCTGATTCATGGCATTATATTATCACAAATGAATGTAATATGAAAAAATTTACAGATAATGTTGTTAAATTTTTAGAAGTATTTGATTTCTTTGATGGTATTGATATTGATTATGAGTTTCCTATGGGAGAAGGTTTAACTGAATACTTGGGGGAAGATAATCCAAATGAGATGATTAATTATTCTATGTTAGTATCTATGTTACTCGATAGATTAACGCCATTAGGTAAAACAGTAAGTATGACTTTAGGTGTAGATTATAAACATATTTATCAACTGGATCCAGCTATTTTAAATAAATGTGATGCCGTACAATTAATGACATATGACTTTTATGGTACATGGAGTTTATCAGAATTTGGATTTAACTCATCTTTATATGCTTATCCTACTTTAAATCAACAATTTTGTGTAGATTGGGTAGTTAATTATTTAATAAATAAAGGTGTTAATAGAAATCAATTAGCTATAGGGATTGCTGCTTATGGTAGAGGGTGGCAAGGATTAAAGCCTATTGAAGGTAAAGACAAATTAACGTTAGAAGATATTTTATCAGGTAATGTAGATACTTCAGAAGTAATACCATTTCAATATGGTACATTAGATATTCCCACTTCTGAAGAAGGATTTGCCTCATTGACTGCTATTTTAGATGGAATAGAAGCAAATAAAGATAGAGATGGTTTTGAGTATGGCGAAGATAAAGAGTACTCTAAATCTGGATATTTTATCGATCAAGATACTGGATCATTTATGACATATGATACTAAATATACAGCTGAAGAAAAAGCTAAATATGTAAAAGCTAATAATTTAAAAGGATGTTTTTATTGGGAAGCGCAAACAGATAAGAAATTTGATATAATTAATGGAATTAACATAGGATTAGAAAATCCAAGTAAATAAAAGGATGATTAAATGAGTGATATTATAGAAAAACCAATTACAGAATTAGATAGATTTAGTAATAATTTAGAAGAATTATTAACAAGTATTGCAGCATTATATAGTGATCAACCAATGTCTATTAATGTTAGATATTGGAAACCTAATGCTACTGAACCAACAATAAAATTATTTAAAAATCCAGCACAATATAAATCAGAAATATTAGATGTATTTACAATGGATACAGCTTTATTTTTTAGAGAAGTATATATTGATTCAGAAAATGGGGATGACAGTAATACTGGTAATGGAGATGAACCAGTGGCAACTATTAGAGAAGCTTTTTCAAGATTAAATAATGCTACTCATGGTAGAATTATATTTGCTAATGATTATGAATGGAAAGCTTCAGAATGGAGAAGATGTTTTATTAAAGGTAAACATATTGAATTATGTAGTTCAACTAATAATAATGATGTCAAATTAACTTTTAATATAAATGAATTTGATTATGATACATTAGGATGTATGATAGAAGTATTTCCTGGTTCAAGTTTAACTATAGGATTAGATATAGAAGTATTTAATAATTATGATGGAGACCAAGGAGAAGAAATTAAATATGCTATAGGATTAAACGGAGGATCATTTTATCAATCAATTAATTATGGTAAATTACAAGCTACAAATAATGATGAAGCTACAGTTATAACATGTAATGATAAAGCAGGAGCTGTATATTCATTAGGAGGGGCTTATATTGCAGATTATTTAAAAGCTACAATGAATAACACAGATACATCAAGATTGATTGGTATGACTAAAAATCCAACATCTATTATAGTTAAAGCAGCTGATTTATCATCAATTAATGGTGAAAATTTATTAGATAAAGGTATTTTAGCTAAATGGGTAATTACATATCTTGAAAATAATGACCCACAAAATGGATTTATATTAAGTCCTAACGATGATACAAGAGCAATTAATGCTGTGTGTAGAGATGAATTCTTACAAAAAGCTTCAGAATAAGGTTAAGGAGAATTAAATGAATAAAACTATTAAAAAAATAACTGATAATTTTTTTATAGGTACTATAAATCCATTATATAGTACTATTAAATTACCATTAAATAGTATTTATATAAATACTATTACTGGAGATATGTATAGGTATGAAGATAAAACTTTTAATAAATTAATGACTTTAAATAATAAAAATTTTACAATTGATTTATTAGAAAAACCGGTTGCACCTAAAAAACTATTAATTTATTATGGAGATCCTATTGCTTATAAAGATTTATATAATACTAAATTGATTGCTGATGAAATAAGTCAATATAACTTATGGGTATGTGGTGATGGATATCAAGATCCTACTCATGAAGCATATAAAACAACTGTACAAATAATTAAACAAGTACGTACAAATGGTACTAAAGTGTATGGGTATATTCCTATTGGAGTAAATACTTATAATAGATCTTTAGATGAATTATATACAGCAATTGATAATTGGATTAAAATAGGTGTTGATGGTATTTTTATAGATGAGTTTGGATTTGATTATGAAGTATCAAGAGAAAGACAAGTTTCTGTAGTAAATTATATACATAAAAATAAATTACCATATATAGCAAATGCTTGGGTATGGGAAGATGTTAATATTGATAATGTAAATGATTTACCTTCAGATTGGGAGAGTGATGATTGGAGAATAGAAAATTACAAAAAATATAATCCTAATAATATACCATTACCTAAAACAACTCAAGATGGTTATCTTATTGAAGATTTTTGTATTTCAGAAGAAGGTCCTACTTCAATATGGGATTTACATGAAAGAGTCTCACATATTATTAATACAAACAAATATAATATGACTATACTAGCAGAAGCTGTTTTACCTGAAAAAAATAATACTATTGATTTCTCTAAATTAAAAGACTTAACTAATATAGATAAAATCTCTTTATACGTTGGTGCAACAGCAATTTTATATAATTTAGATTATTATGGTATTAATGGATTTTATTTTGGGTCAAATGGAATAAATACTTATGATTTTAATTTAATAACATTACCAGATAATATTTATAAAAAAAATTTTACATCGACTGTATACAGTAATTATAATATAGGTGAATTTCAAAGAGTGTTTAATAATTTAATATTAAAAGTTATTACTCAAGAAGATACACATACTGTAATAGTTACTGGTTTAAATGATTTAAATACAACTAATATATTAAATACAATAACTGATAATTTTTTACATAATGATGGAGATACTATTACTGGTGATTTAATTTACATAAATAATGATAATGGACCTATATTAATCGATAGAAAAAATAATAAACAATATAGATTATATATAGAAGATAATACATTAGGTATAGAGGAGGTATAATATGGCTAGTGGAGATAAATTAACAATATTTGATATGATAAAAAATCTAGACGGCGAAGGTAGTGGATTAGATGCTGATAAAATAGATGCCATTGATAGTACACAATTTATTAGAAGCGACATTAATGACGTCGTTAATGGTATATTAACATTTAAACAAAGTAGTAATTATACTACTTTTACTCCTATAAGAGTTTTTGGACAAGATTTAATGTATAGAACTTTTTATGTTGATGCTGAAAATGGGGATGATACAAATGATGGAAGTTCATCAGCTCCTTTTAAAACGATAGGTAAAGCATTTAATGCTACTCCTATAGGAGGATTTTCAGAAATAACTATAATTGGAGATTATACTTTAGAAAAAAATGAATATGTTGGAATAAATAAAACAATATTAATTGTTATTAGTGATGGACATAAATTTACTGCGAAATGGTACGAATATAATGATACTGCTGCATTATATCATATTGATTTTTCTTATTCTTCGTTAGGAATTAGATTAGTTCAAACTGATACCAATGGGGATAATCCTTCTCAAATTGTCATTCCTGAAAATGACACTGGTAAAGATAAATCAATATATCTTAGAGATTTATTTCATTTAACTACTTATTACAAAACACATACTTCTAATTTACTTATTCAAACATATAGTGTTGTAAGTGGGACTGTAATAGAGATAAATGATGGAGTATTTACGAGTGTATATAAAAGCAATTATAATTGGGGAAATTTTTCTTTTGGTTTTACATTACATTCTAATGTAGATATAGTAGTAAATACAGCTAATAATGCTTTATTAGCTGATTTTGGTAATAAAACAGGAATTTTACAATTTGCTACACAAGGTAGTATTAAAAATCAAGATGGAGATAGTATAACTTTAAAAGATATTGTTTCTGGAATAGTAAAAGATGCAGATAGTGGTAATCCTATAAATTTAATTAGTAATTTTAATTTCAGTGATTAAGGAGAAATAGAATGATTAAACAAATAAAAATAAACAATCAAATACACACAAACATAGAATCTTATTATATAGACGAAGAAGGGAATAAAATTTGGAATATTCCTTCTGATTTAGAAACTTTAAGAACAGCTACAATAGATACTTTTAATTGGCTAATACAAAGAGCTGTTAAAAAAACAGCTGAAAGTCAGGCAGGTTTATCTGCTTCTAATTCAAAAGCGATAGCACTTGTAATTAAACTTCTTGATGCTCAAAACCCAGACACAAGCACTTTAACAGATTTAGAAAAAAGTGCTTACGATAAAATGCTTAATTTAGCAAATGCTGGATATAGCGATAGCGAACTTTTAAATAATGTTTTAGATGCTGTAACTACAAATATTACAGAGTATTCAGAAAAAATAGATGCAGCAGTTAAAGCTGAGAGTGTAGATGAACTTATAGGACTTTTAAGTTGAAATATAGCGATGTAGTTTTACAACCTTTAAGAGAACATAAATTTAAACTTATAAAAGATTTAAAGTATAAAGATGTTATAATCAAAAAAGGTTTTAGAACAGATGGAGCAAGTGTCCCAAGAATTTTTTGGTTCTTATTTCCTCCAAATCGCACAGACTACTTACCATGTGCAATTATACATGATTATCTTTGTGATAAAGAGGAATATAAAAAAGCAGATAAATGCTTTAAGCAATGTTTAGAAGAATTAAAAGTAGATAAATTTAGTAGAACTTTAATGTATTGGGCTGTTAGAATTTATCATAAAATTAAATATGGAGTTTAAATGTCAGAATATGATTTAATTATTTGGGAATTTGTTATTTTAATAATATTAATTTTATTTCACACTTTAATATGTATTATATGTAAATTTAATAAAAAGGGTTTAAATGGTTAAATATGAACAAATAAAAGATATACCAATAACTCTATATATTATAGTTTTCGGTTTTGGTATATGGGGAGCAATATTAAATTATTTTAAAAGAGAACAAGATGGTATAGATAGAACTATCGCTCAGAAAATAGGTAATTTTCTTTTAGATATGATTAGTTCTATGGGACTTAGTGTTTTAAGTTTCTTGAGCCTTATAGGGCTTGGATTTAATGAAATAGTAGCAGTAGCTTTTTCAGGATGGATAGCACATCAAGGAACTAGAGCAGTTTATTTAATAGAGTTACTCATAGCAGAGAAAGTTGGTTCTAAAAAACTACAAGAAGAAGCAAACAATAAATTTAAAAAGGAAAAATAAAATGGGTGGTATATTAGCAAGTTTAGTCCCTAATATTGTAAATAAAGCAATGGACTATATTGGGGATAAATTTAAAAGTGATGAAGAAAAACAAGCAGTTAAAACAAAGTTAGAAATGGAAGTAAAACAGCAAATTCAAACTGCTTGGCAGCAAGAACAAGAACAACTTACCAAAAGATTACAACTTGATATGGAGTCTGATAGTTGGTTATCTAAAAATGTAAGACCTTTAACTCTTATTTATTTAATGATTTTATTTACATTAGCCTTTTTTAGAAATGTTCCTGAACAAACATTACAATTATTACAGAACTTATTAATGACTGTATTTGTTTTTTACTTTGGTTCTAGAACATTAGAAAAAATTACTAAAATAGTTAAAAAAGGAGTTTAAAATGAAAAGTAAATATTTTAAAATATATGAATTAGTTCCTGAACATATTTATAAAAAGTTTGGTGAAAAAGCATGGATGTTTATTGATCCAAGATTAATAGAAATGATAGATTTATTAAAAGAAGATTTTCCTAAAGGAACTATTACAATAAATAATTATTTCTGGAAAGGAAAAAGAAACTGGTCAGGACTTAGAGTTGCTGGATGTCCTTATTATTCTGAAACTAGTCAACATTCTTTCGGTAGAGCTGTAGACTGTATCTTCAGCACTTATGATGTAGAAGATGTAAGAAAACACATTATGGACAATCTAGATAGATATAAATATATAAAAGGTATCGAACTGGATGTAAGTTGGCTACATATAGATGTAAGAAATACAGATAAGTTAATAACTTTTAAAGCTTAAAGGAGATATAAATGGGTTTAAAAATAGGTTATGAACCAAAGATATATGGATTACATCCTAATATTATTTCTCTTGGTTCATTCGAAAGAGATGGATCGTATCCTTATGTTTACAATAATGAACAAGCAGCAATTATTTTAGAAGATTTAGATACTAATTTTAAGTGTATTATTAATAATAATATAACTGCATTTAAAAAAGTACAATATAAAGGACAATTTTATACTGTTCCTGTAGTTACTAATCAAATAGAATATACTATTTTAAATGATATTGCTAAAAATAATAATGCTAAATTATCTATTTTAAATGTTATGCAAATATATAAAGCAATAGCTACTGGGTTAGATATTAATGGTATGTTACTATTTGGATTTAGATATGATCAAGATCCTGAGAAAGATTATAAATTTAAAACTATTGGGTTAAGAGGTATTTATGGAAATAATAATAATCAATATGGTGTTTTCTTATGGGGTGAAGCATTACAATATAATAAACTTGACTCAGATGGTAATGAATCTGAAGATGGAGAAGTTACAATTACTTCATTAACTAAAACAACTAAATCTTTTTATACATATGATTATTCATTAGAATATTTAACTATGATGACTACTTTTGAATATGATTCTACTAATAACCAATTAAATATCGAATATGCTTCTGTAGAAAAACAACCTACAGGTGAAAGATTAATTGATTTACAATTAGCGTTAAATTGTGATAGTGATAATGCTGACTTTGATCCAAGTAAAATATTTAAATTTATAACTATGCCTGAATTACATAATAAAATGGATTATAGTTATTATCATATTAAAACATTTGGAGATAAATTAGATTTTTCAACTTTAGAACATCAATCAAATATTATTGTAGCATTATGATATAATAAGAATAAAAAGGATTTATAATGGCATATGATATAGATCAAGTTTTAGATGTATTTGATAAATTAGCAGATAAAGTTACAAGTCATTTAGATATTCAATTTAATAAAAATAGAATTAAAGGTACTGAATATGCAAGTGTATATAGCACTTTAATGAATACTATACTACAATTAAGTATTGATACTCCTATTAAAGAATTACAAGTTGAAAATAGTAAAAAAGATTTAGATGTAAAAACTAAACAAATTGAGGTTAATGATTCTCAAATACATTTATACCAAGCTGAAACAATGCATTTTAATAAACAAGATAAGTTTATAGACAAACAAATGACTCAAATTGATAAAGACATTGAAGTAAAAGATAGACAAATTGAAGGATTTAATGATAGAATGAAATTAGATTTATTTAAATCACAATTAGATTCTTGGTCAATGATGTTTTCATCTGGTATGTTAGACACTAAACCAAATATTATTAGTAATGACGAAGTATCTTCTTTATATAATGATATTAAAGCAGGAATATAAATATGACAGTAGAATATACTGAAGACAGTGAATATTTTTTAAATATCGTTAAAGGATTAGAATATAAAGAAAATGATATAAAAGAAGCTCAAGAATTACTTTACCCTAAATTAGACGTTCAAGTATATGATGTCTTAATATCAGCTCCTAATAGGTGGGCTGATCATTACTTGATTAAAGACGATAATAATGATGATAAAATAGTGTGTACTATTACTTTAGATCGTAATAATAATTTACATTATTTTGTTACTAAAGATTTAACTACAGCAAATGCATTATCATTTGTAAAAACTATTAAAACTTTAGCTGATAAAGTACTTGAATGTAGAAAAGTTTTATTCGTTACTACTGCTAATTGGTATGAAGAAGCTATTAAATTTAATAAACTTATTGGATTTAAAATTTTAAAAAGTAGCAATGGTAAAGGGTTTACTACATGGTATTATGCTAAAACAGAAGGGCATTAAATATGGGTAGTGATGGTAAAGGAGGTAAAACTCGTATATTTGAAGACGTTCAAATTTCAGCTATATTTCCTGATAGAAAAAATATTTTTAGAAAAAAGCTACTATCGTATAAAGCACAAACTCGTAATAATTTACAAACAATTAAACAATTAATTATTAATAAAACTACATTATTAAATGTTAAAAAATTACAAAAATTTGGATTTATACAAACTTATAATGGTGATATTAAACATATGTCTCGTACAGGTTTAGAATTATATTTAACTAAACATACTAAGGAAACTAATATAAAAGTACAATATAGAGTAGAAAGATACTATAAATGGTGGTTAGGGTATACAGATGGTATAAATTATCATTATAATGCTTTAGCTGATGAATATGTATGTTTTACTCCTGTTGCTTCATTTTGGAATGATAAACAAGAACATCCAGTATGTGAAGATGTAGGTTATGTTACTGGTTCTATTTGTAGACCTTACGGTCCTGATGGTTGTATTTTAAAACGTAAACATTTACACTGTGACCCTTATTATGAATGGTATGGTCCAGTTGATTACAAAATGCCTACAGATAACGATATATTATATGAGACATTTGATTTTATTGACTGGAAAATTAAACAATATTTAGATATGTGGTATCCAGTAAAAGAGGAGCATCAACAAACTGTTTTTAAAAATATTTTAAAAAATAAATATACTGTAAATGTTATTTATAATATATATAATATAATTGAAGATAAATGGTATAAACCTATTATTGAAAATAATACTATAAAACAATATTATGATATTATTAATGATACTATGTTTATTGATTTAATTAATATTGATGATTCAGATGATACAATTAGAATTGAATACCCTATAGATGATTCTGTATTATGTGGTGTTATTTATACTTCAGAACAAAATAAAAATCCACATGTATTTGTAGATTATTATGAAAAAGTAGCTACTGAAAATAGACAATTACACTTTTTTACTATTCCAGTAAAACATAATGGACATATGATTCCATACAAACACAATGCAGCTGCTGTATGGTTAAATCAATTAGGTATTAAATTAGAAGGAGATCCTATTGGATCTTCAGACGTTAAAGATGTATTATATACACTACTATCTAAATATAATGCTTCAGAAGTACCGTTATTAGATAAATATTTAAAATATATATATGGAGATTATTTAGAACAAAAAACAGTTAAGATAGATACAGGGGCAGGAGTAATAGAATATCGCTGGAGTAGTTTACATAATTCTAACATGAAACATCCACAAATTTATAGAGATATTTATATTAATGGATATAAATATAGTAGCGTATTAGATACTATATTAGGTGATGTAATTATACAAACAAAATATAATAATGAATATAATTGTTGTCAAACATATGGTAAAGTATCGGCGCAAACAACTGAAGAAACTCAACCAATGTATTTATTACCTATGGAATATTTAGAGACAATGCCTTTAAAAGATTTTTTTAATATTTACTATGGTATGTTATATTCTATTGCGTACGCACGTAAAGAAGTACATTTAAAATGGTATCAAACAGAATTCTTTCAATTTGTATTATTAGTCACAATATTAGTAATAGAAGCTATGACAGGTCAAGTAGAAGCTATGTTATATACAATAGCTTCTTTTGTAGGTACTCAAATGCTTATTAGTTTTGGAATGGATCCAACTACAGCTGCAATAATAATGGCTGTAGTAACATTAGGTATGTCTTTAACATCATCTTCAGCTTCAGTAGCTGCTTCAAGTACGACATCTGCTATAGGTGCTGATTTATCTGCAGCTGCTGCAAATAGTATGCTTACTACTACTGTAAACACGTTAGCTACAGCTGTAAAATATTATACTTTATATGATAATTATAAAAATAATAAAAAATTAAAACGATTACAACGAGAAATTAATACTATAAATACACAAATAGAAGAATTATCTAAAAAATTAGACGAAGTATTTAAAAATAGTTTTCATTGGGTACCTCGAGGTAAATTTGATATGGAATATGATTTATTATATAGTGACCCAACAATAAATCAAATAGCGTTAGATACTGCTTTACAATATGAACAATTTGATATAATTGATAGAACATTACAATAAGGAGATTTTTTATGGATAATAAAAAATTATTAGATAAATTAAAAAAAGATTTAGAAGAAACACAAGCAGTAAGGCAATCTATTATTAATTATATTACTGGAAATAGATCTTTATATGAAGGAAATGTTAATACTAAAAAAGATAAAGGTTCTACATTTATATCTAAAGAAGTATTAAAACAAGTAGAATGGGCTAAGGTACAATATAAATACCCATTTGTAAGTAATGATACTCCTATTTCTTTGGTTCCAAGTCATGCAAAAGAAGATCAAGCTTTTTCACATCAATCTGCTATTTTATTAAATTATTTTTTTACAAAGAAATTTAATAGATTTAATTTCATTACTGATGTTATTCATACATTATTAGTTGAAGGTACTGCTATTATCAGAACTGGATGGGAATATGTAGGAAAAGAAATAACTGAAACACACACTATTCAACCAGAAATCCCACCTCAGTTAGAAACACAATATCAACAACTGTCGCCAGAAGAACAACAACAATTTATAGAACAAATGCCTGATAAAATTAAACAGCAATTAATACCAAAACAAGTACAAGTACAAAAAGAGATTGCTTTAGTAAATAAACCTACTGCTGAATTAGTAAAAATTGATGATATTTATATTGATCCAACAGCTAAAAATTTAGAGGATATACAATTTGTAATACAAAGAAGAGAAGTTAGATTACATGATTTAGAACAAGAAGGTATTTATGAGAATTTAGATGAAGTTAAAAAAGAATTAGTAGACCCTAACAATTCTAAAGATTTATATGTATTACCTTATAAAGAAGAACAAAATCCTACATTAGCTTTTAATATGGAAGATATTGCAAGAAAAAAAGTATATATGTTCGAGTATTGGGGTTATCAAGAAATAGATGATGAAGTTAAACCTATTGTATGTTGTTGGATAGGTGAAACTATCATTAGATTAGAAGATAATCCATATCCAGATAAAAAAATACCTTATTTAATTTTACCTTATTTAAAAATACCTAATACTATTTGGGGTAAATCATTAGCAGAATTATTAGAAGAACATCAAAGAATTAAAACAGGAATTATAAGAGGTATGTTTGACAATATAGCTCAAAGTAACTCTACTCAAGTTGGTGTACAAAAAGGTAATTTAGATTCATTAAATTTTAAAAGATTTATGGAAGGAAAACCATTTGAATTTAATTTAAGCCCTAATGCATTTTATCAAGGACAATATAATAGAATTCCATCTGAAGTATTTCAAGTATTACATGATGTAGATACTGATAAACAATTATTATCTGGAGTAGTACCTATGCAAGGTGGACAAGGTTCTCAAGCTATATACGGATCTCAAGCAGCTAAATCTGGTTCAATGAATAGCTTAATGTTAAAAGAAGTAGATACTGTAAATAATATTGCAGAAAATCTTATTAAACCTATGATGTATAAATGGTTATTATATGTATATGAAGCAATGGAACCAGAAGAGATTGAAGCAATAACTCATATACCATATGTAGAACCACATGAACAATATTTAATAGACTATGCAGATAATATGACTATTGATATTGAGACTGAACAAACTAAAACTGTAAAAGCAAGTGAGTTAGCCTTTCTATTACAAACTCTGGGTCAATCATTACCATTTGATTTAACTAAAACTATTTTAGCAGAAATGGCAGATTTAAAATCAATGAAAAATCTTGCTGAAAAGATTAAACAGTATGAACCACAGCCAGACCCAATGCAACAACAAATGGCTCAATTACAATTACAAAAAATGCAACTTGAACTACAAATATTACAAGGACAAGCACAAGCTGATATTCAACTTAAAACAGCTAAAGCTAAAGAAGCAGAAGCTAAAGCAACAAGTACTAATACTGGTACTATTAAACAAAAATATGGAATTGATTATCAACAAAAGTTACAAGAATTACAATTAAAACATCAATTAGAAATGCAAAAATTACAACAACAATATCAAATGAAAAAAGATGAAACATTACCTAATAATATAGGAATCTCTAAACATCAACAACAACCTTTATCTCAAAACCCTAATACACAGCAACTTGTATAACAAGTTGACTTTCTAGGGCTATTTCAGTAAAATTAACTTACATAAAATAAATAACTCAAGGAGACAAAGATGAATAACGAATTTATCGCAGGATTTGGAAATAGTAATGCTGAATTAGAAGCAAGAAAAGAATTATTAGAAATTAATAGCGTTTTAAATAGATTAGATACAAATGAAGATTTTAAAAAATTACTTACATTTATTTTAGAGACACAAGTATTACAATGGAAAACACAATTAGCTTTCACTGAACCAGAAAGAAGAATGGAAGTAATGGAAGAATTTATGTGGAGAGCAAGTCTTGAAAAAGCATTAGACTCTTTAAGAGATGTAGATACAGTAAAACTTAATACTGAAATTGAAGAATTAAGTAAATAAAAATAAAGGATAGTAGATGGATTTAGATCAAATTGAAAAATCATCTACATCTACTGATGCTGTAACTAAAGAAGAAAGAGAATTAGATTCTCTTCCTGATTTAGAAGACGGTGTTTATTATGATGTTGATGAAGAAGATACACAAACAGATAATGAAGAAGATGTAGAAATTAATAATGATAATGAAAATGAAACTATTATTGAAGATATTGATCCAGACGATGAAGAGGATATAACTACAGATGAAGAAACTACTACAACTAATGAATCACAAAATGAAGATGGTAACATTGAAATTCAAGATACTATAGATAAAACTGACGAATCAAATCCAATAGTAATTAATTTAGGTGATACACAAATTGAAGTTAATTCACCTGAAGAATTAAAACAAATTGCTGAAGCATCAGTTAAAGACAAAACTAAATTTGACAAATATAAAGATGATATTGCTATTGTTGAAGGATTAAAAGAACAAGGTGTAGAAGAAGAAGATTTATATTTATTAGCTGAAGCAAAGAAAGGAAATACTAAAGCTATTGCTAAATTATTAAAAAAAGCTAATATTGACCCATTAGATATAGATTTAGATGACGATGAAATTACTGATTATAAACCTAATGAAGTAAAAGCTGATATGGATTACATTGAAGCTAAATCAATATTAGAAAATATTCAGAAAGATCCTCAAATAGCAACTAAATTTGATAATTTAGTAATGAAAGAATTTAATGAAGATGCAAGACAAACTGTATTTAAAGATAGTAAAAATTTACAATTTGTTGCAGAACTTACGAGAACTGGATTATTAGATCAAATATTACCAGAATACACTAAAATGAAATTACTCGGTGAACCTGGCTCACAATTTGATTTACTAGTTAAAGCTTACGACAGTTTCATATCTAAAGCAACTAAAGAACAAGAACAAAAAGTTCAAGAAACTAAAACTAATATTGAACAATCTACAAAGTCTAAAGCAAATAAAAGAAAAAGAATGTCTGCTGGTTCTAAGACTAAAAATACTCCACCAAAAAAAGAAAAATCTGTTGATGAAATGACTGATGAAGAGTTTGAAGCATATTATAAAAAATTATCAGGTGCTGATGGTTTTGTAGTAGATTAATTTCTACTACTTACCATATAATTTGATTTATAATATTTTCGATTCAGTGTATGTGTCATATGGACATATACTGAACAGATAATATTAATTTAAATAAGGAGTCTTTACATGGCTATTTATGTGTATAACTCTGGCGATTCTACTCAAGGTACTCAGGTACAGAATTTTTATTCAAGAATTGCTAGAAGAAAAATTGATCAAGTTTTTAACTTTTCAAAGTTTGCAAATCTTAAAGATATGATGCAACAAGGACATGGTGAAACATTTAAAGTTAGTACTTATTTTTGGTCTATCCATAGAGATGTAATTGATAGTACTGGCTCATACACTGGAGTTAAAGGTGGTTATATTGCTGAAAGAGATTTAGCAGCAATTAATAAAAAACTTGATGATATGGAAGTTACGTCAGAAGGTGTAACTAATAAATCTGATATTTATCAATTAGGTACATTTAGAAAAGTTACATTCCAAACTAAAATGAAAAAATATGCTGGAATTGTAGAACTTACTGAAGACGTAGAAACTTATTCAGAAGATCAAGTAAGAATGCTTACTGTTGAGGACGTTACTATGCAAATGAACTTAGCATATAACGATCTAATGATGAGAGATATTCTTAATACTGATTTTATCGTTTATGGTGGTGATGCTACAAGTAGAGACGAAGTAGGTGGTAAAGATGACACTAAATCAAGAGATTATTCATTAACTCAAGCTTTAACTATTCAAGTATTTAATAAACTTGTAACAAATAAAGCTAAACCTATGAGTGCTTTAATTGCAGGGCAAAATAGAATTGGAACTAAACCTATTCCACAATCATTCTATGTAATTGTTGGTGCAGACTTATATGGTGCTTTAATTAATGAAGATTTATTCCCTGATTTCCAACCTATTGAAACTTATTCTGATCCAACAACTGTCGTTAAATTAGAAGGATTAGAAGAAATTGGTAGATTAGGAAGATTTAGAATTCTTTATAGTGAAACATTAGGTAATTATGCGCATCAAGGTAATTTAGTAAATGATAATGGTGATAATCCATCTGAATTCTGTTTCTCAAGTAAAAATACTGACGGTAAATACGCTTATGATGTATATCCAGCAGTTGTTATGGCTAAAGATGCCATCAGTACTGTAGGTCTTCAAGGTAAAACTAAACAAATGATTTATACAAGATGGCCTGAAGTAGTTGATAATGGTAATCCTATTGGTGAAAGAGGTTATGTAGCATATAAATTCAGATATGCAACTGTAATTACAAGACCTGATCATCTTGCTGTAATGGAAGTTACTTGTCCTATTCCTAACTAATAATTAGAACCTTCTTGGTTCTTTTTATTTAACTACTTTATTTCTCCTATTAAATTCTGCTATAATTTATAAAACAAAATTTAAGGAGATTTATAATGTCTACACAAACAACTGAAACATTAAAACAAGAGGAAAAATCAGTATTTTATTCTATGAGTTTTCAAGAATTAAAAGCTGAATGTAAAAGAAAAAATATTGAAACTACTAAATCTGATACAAAAGAAATTTTAATTAAAAAATTAGAATCATATGCTGCACAAACTGCTAAAAAAATTGGTATTAATAGTAATGTTAGAGCTAAAATGAATAAAACTAAAACATGTATTGTTACTAAAAATGATCCAGAAGATATTAGAGATAGTGCATTAATTAGTATAACAAATGTTACTGGTACATATTCACATGTAGTTCCTTTTAATGAAAAAATTGAATTACCTATTCCTATTATTAAAAAACTACAAAACACACAAGTACAAAAATTTAAAACTGTAAATAAAGGAATCTTAGGTAATGTAGATGTACCATATACAGATAATAAATATATTGTTCAAATTATAGAATAATAAGGATTTTTTATGGCAAATTATAATTATGATTGGGGCACTTATACAATAACTGAACCAAATGGTTCAGTAATTAAATTTAATAATACAAATGATATGACAACTTATATCCAAAAAAATATACCTAATATTCAATCAAATAATACAATAACTACATCTAATGTAAATGTTAATACTCAAACACCTGATATTGCTAATCTGCAAAATATATTTAAACAATTACAATTAAATCCTACTAACGGACAAAATATTAATGCAGTTCAT